CGCAGCACAGTTATAGTAGAAGGGGTTGAATTGGACCTGATCCAGGATGTCGCTACCGATTTCACGTATTCCATTCAGGATATACGGGAGCCGGATAAGCGCACTACTGACTTTTCCAAGACCATCGAGTTACCAGGCACACCGAAGAACAATGCCTTGTTCGCTCATATCTTTGATCTCAACGTAGAGAACACCTATAATCCTGCCGCAATTAATATAGGATATAATTACAACCCCAATAAGACAGCTAAGGCCATCGTCCTGGTAGATAGTATTCAGGTATTTAACGGGGTGATCCGAATCCTGAAGGTAACAATTGAGAAAGGTGAGGTGAAGTATGAAACTAATGTATTAGGACGGCTTGCGGACATCTTGTATGCATTCGGTGATAGCAAATTGAGCGATATAGACTTCAGCGAGTTTAACCATTCGTTAACCGCTTCACATATACAGCAGGTATGGAATAATCCGAATAGCTATCCATACACATATCCGTTAATTGATTATGGCTTATCCGCGGATGGAGTCAACTATCCTATTCAGAATTTCGCGCCGGCTATCAGGGTGAAGGAATACATTGATCGTATGTTTGCCCTGGCTGGCTTCACTTATAATTGCTCCTTCTTTAATCTCCCATATTTCAAAGGGCTGATTATCCCCAATACGGAGAAGGTAGAGTTTACGCAGTCTGCTACCGGTGCCAGGTTTTTACAGTGTGCCTCATCAGAGCAGACTTTTACAAATGGTAGACTAGGCAAATGGAGGGAGGTTACTAACTGGTGGGGGCCTCCTAAGACTATTGATACATATGGTCTAATCCAAGCGATCACTGGTAGTGATTCTGATGCTCGTACTCAGATTAAGTTTAATCGCGATATAGAAACGAGTATTCAATTCAACTTTCATTACACAAGTAGCGGAACAGCATATATAAATGTTCGATTAAATGGCGAAGTAATTGCTAACGCAGAAGCTGTCTCGTATCCACATACCACAACTGTTGAGGTTGAAAAGAGACAATTTATTGCTGGAGATATAATTACACTATCGTTGGATATGTCTCCTAAGTGCAAAGCAACATTATATTCTGATACTAATGTTATCATGCCATCGCCATCAGACGACAGCGCCTATCCTGTTGATGAAGGTGCCGAGATCATTATGTCTAATTTCGTAAGCAAGAGTGTCGCGCAGAAGGACTTTTTTAAGTCAATCATCTTAATGCATAACCTGTATGTTTTCACTGATCCAGATAACGACAAGAATCTATTCATAACTCCGCAGGGCTGGTTTTACAATACATATGCTGGTGATGCTGTAGACTGGACGTATAAAGTTGACTACAGTAAAGAGATTGAGATAGTGCCTATGGGAGAGCTGACTGCAAGGGAATTCCTGTTTACCTACAAAGAAGATAGTGATTACTGGAATGCGGATAAGTATAAAAAGATATATAATGAGATCTATGGGCAACGAAACTATGTCGTGGACAATGATTTCGAAAAAGACACAAAGAAGATTGAACTGATTTTCTCTCCCTCCCCTATGGTAGATGGGGTTAGGCTAGGGTATAATGACCGGCGTGTTATTCCACATATATACAAAGTAGGAAGCAATCTCGCGAAGGAACGGGATTCTTTCAATATCCGTATCCTGCAATATGGTGGGATGCAATATAGCTATGCCGCTGACGGGGTTACATATGCCAATTGGAACATTGTCGATTCAACCGGAACGGCGCTTCTCAGCTCCGTGATGTACCCGTATTCCGGGATGTGGGATAACCCTACAGCCCCAAGTAGATCGTTAGAATTTGGGCCTCCTAAAGCAATATTCTTTACCCCACCCTCCACCGGATACCCCGACGTAGGATTATACCGCTTTTACTGGGAGGAATTTATTAACGAGGTAGCAAACAAGGATAGCAAGTTGTGGCGAGGATACGTGTTTTTAACTCCTTCAGATATCAATCAGCTTGACTTCAAAAAGCTGGTAAAGGTTGACAATATCTATTTCAAGCTCAATAAGATTGACGGATATAGCCCGCTCACGAATGACGTGACCAGGGTGGAATTGTTCAAAACTGTGGTGCAGGTCGAGGTTGTAAAACCCGGCTTTATCCTCCATGAGGATGGAGGATACTTGATTCATGAAGATGGCTCATCACGAATACCATATGCATAATGGCAGATAAAAAAATATCTCAGCTCGATGATGCTGCAGCTCTTTCGGCAAATGATTACTGGCCCGTCAATCAGGATCACGGTACAGGAAAAGCGTTGAAAGCTACGCTGCAGGCACTAAAAGAATTTGTTCTTGGAGGCACTACGGCAGGTGGACGAATCTATTTTACTGTCGGCACGCCATCATCCTCTCTCGGGGTGGATGGTGATGTGACATTTGATATCCAGCTCCATCGGATATATCAGAAAGTATCAAGTACCTGGTCACTGAAGGATACGTACGGAGCAATAGGTGGAATGAGCCAGATCCGATTTAAATCTGTTTACGGAAGTGGAGGTTTATCCGCTGATGGATTGACCTATACGAATGCAGATTTGATTGATACAATCCCGCAAGAAGTACGTGTGGAGACTGATCCTCTTATCCGCGTTGAGGAGTTCGGAGATGTTCCTGCATTTGATGAGTGGGATTTTGACATCACTACCGGCGAAATAGTATTCGGCTCGGCATTGCCAGCCAATATGAGAATAACCATTCTTTACTCAATATAAGCCATGGCTGATAATAATGTACCTGTAAACGTCAACGTCAATCTTAATGGCGCGCAAACTTTAAAAGACCTGAAGAAGGAATTAAAGGAGGCGCAAGGACAAGCACTGGCTTTAGCGAGACAATTTGGCGAGCTGTCTCCAGAGGCGCAGCAGGCCGCAGCACGGGTTGCGACATTGCGTGATGAGATTAATGACATGAACGAACGGGTTGGACTTGCCGATCCTGGCGCTAAGTTCAAGGTACTAGGGAATGCGGTACAGACAGTAGCCGGAGGCTTCTCTGCTGCCCAGGGGGCTATGGCGCTATTCGGCGCAGAGAGCGAAGAGCTTCAAAAGACAATGATTAGGCTTCAGGCAGCAATGGCTTTATCCCAGGGGCTATCCACAATAGCTGATAGCTGGAAGGATTTCCAACGCCTCGGTGCTGTGATTAAAACCCAGGTAGTAGGGGCTTTTAGCTCAATGAGAAGTGCGATCATTGCGACTGGTATAGGTGCGTTGGTTGTTGCACTTGGCCTGATCATCGCCAACTTCGAAAAGATTGAAAACTGGTTAAAGAAAGTAATACCTGGATTTGAAGGTTTCGGGAAGGTGTTCGACAAGGTGAAGGCAGTTGCAATGGGGGCGTTGAGCGCTATCGTTGAAGAGTTTAAAATTATTGGGGATATTCTTGGAGATATCTTTAAAGGTGACTTTTCTGGTGCAGTCAAGGAGGCTAAGAATTCAGGCAAGCGCCTGGCTAATGCATATGTACAGGGGTTTAATGAAGAAGTGGCAGACCAGGCAGCGGAGGCAGCACGCAAAGCAGCTGAGGACCTGGTAAAACAGCAAGAAAATCAACTCAAGATACTTAGGGCTTATGGGGCTACTAGGAAGAAGGAGGCTGATAAGCTAGAACTGGATATTGCGAAAAACAAGATCACAGCACTAAAGGATGAAACGAAAGAAGAGAAGGCTGCGGTGGCTTCAGCACAGGCCGATCTTGAGGCGCTTAAAATAAAACAGGCACAGGAAGAAGGGCAGAACCGGCTTAATGAATTAAAACAGCGTCAGGCACTTGAGGCCAAGGCCATGCAAGATGCCGGAAAGAATACAATCGGCCTTCAGGAAAAACAATTACAGGAGCAATTAGCGTTACAAAAAAAGTATGGCCTTGACACAAAGGATACTATACAAGCGATTGCAGATGCCAGACTGTCTGATAAGAAGGCGCAGTTTGATAAAGAACTGAATGACCTCAAGGTACAGCAGGAGCAGGAAACTAACTTTAGGAAAATATCAGGAGATGCTACCCTGAATGATCAGATTGCATCCCTTAGAAAACAACTGGAAGCGGCAAAAAAGTCTGGGCAAGACACAGCGGACATAGAAAAGCAAATCGCAGATACGCAAGGGAAAACCTTGTTTTTCTTGAAGAAAACTCAATTGGAAAAGCAGCTTGAGGTCTATAAGAAATATGGGATGGATCTCAAAGAAATTCAGGAGCAACAAGCTGCTGAAGAACTGGAGCGCCGGCAGAAATTAAATGATCTGCTGGGACAAAAGGTTTATGGATACTCCATGGACAATTTGAAAGCCCTTAAAGGAGTAGGCAAAGCGACTGAACAGTTGAATAAGGATAATGAGGAAGTTGCCGGGAAGGGCAGATCAGCAATTGAGGAACAGGAAAAGGCTAAACAAGCTCTGTACGCTGATACTGCCAATAGTCTTCAAATTTTAGCGGAAGCAAGTGAATCAGCTTCTGATATTCAAATTGCAGTTGGAGCCGCTGCAGCCACAATAGTAGCAATGCAAGAAAGCGATAAGCGTGATGCTTTGTCTTTAACAAGTGCTGCTCTAAATGCTGCAACAAAGGTACTTGGAGCTAATACTGCTCAAGGGAAAGCCGTGGCAATTGCGGCAACTACAATTAATACTATTCAATCTGCCGGGCAGGCATATTTAAATGGGCAGCAAGCCGGTGGTCCGTGGGGGATTGCATTAGGGGTAGCCGCTGCAGCTGCGGCATTGATAGCTGGATATGCTCGCGTTAAACAAATTGTCGCTGTTAAGGTACCTGGTGCGACATCCACGAGTACTACATCCTCTATTTCATCAGCATCTGCCCCCTCTGTTCCCACCATAAATCCAAACATGGCGAGCACAATGGTCGATCAACTTAGCCAAACAAACAGTAACCTGCAACAAGCGCAGAGGGTATATGTTGTGGAGACAGACATAACAGACGCTCAACAACGAGTTGCAGACATTAAAGCAAACGCACAATTCTAAATCATGAAAAAAGACTTACCAGTATTTGAGCTGAAAATATCTGAGGAGCTCGATAATAATAGCGAAGTGAATTTTGTGGCATTGGTTGACAAGCCCGCTATTCAAAGAGACTTTCTCACATTTAATGATAAGACGCTGTTTGCTGTTGACGACGAAGAGATGCATATCGTCACCGGGCCGGCAATGATCCCGGATAGTCTTATCTATCGGAAAGACAACAATGGAGAATACTATGTTGTATTCGGAGCGCAGACGATTAATCAGATTGCACATAAATTTTTTCAGAAAGGTTACCAGGCAAACATCAATATCATGCACAAGCAGGACGCGGTCGTAACAGATAGTGTCTTTTATGAATCGTGGCTTGTCGATAGAGAGAAAGGTAAAATGCCTCTTAAAGGTTTCGAGGATCTGCCTGATGGTACCTGGTTTCTAACTGCAAAAATCAATAACGAGGATACCTGGCAGAAGATCAAATCTGGTGAGTACAAGGGATTTTCTGTTGAGGGCTTATTTGATTATTCGCCCACAGACAATGCTACGCCTGAGCAAAAACTGTTAAATCAGATTATCGACATTTTAAACTCCATTAACGCATAACAACAGACGGGAATAGCACTTAATATCTCCCTGGCATTCATGTCGGGGATTTTTATTTGATCAATCCGCAAAAAATACCCCCACTTGATATATGCCTGTAGAAATACAGATATATGACCGGTAAAGAAGCACTCAAAAAAATAAAAGACCTCATTGTAACATCTTTTTCTGAGGAAGCAGGCGGACAGCAGTTCGAGTCCGGTAAGCTATCTGACGGTACTATGATAGAGTATTCCAAGCTGGAAGCTGGAGGGGATATTTCTATCGTTGCCGCTGATGGCACAAAATCACCTGCTCCGGTTGCAAACTATGAGCTGGAAGACGGCCGTATCGTCGTAGTGTCAGAGGCTGGCAAGATCGCTGAAGTGAAAGACGCCGCCGCAGCAGCAAACCCTGCGGAAGACATGGCGCAGCAGGCTGCACAACAGATGGCAAAAACCATAAAAGACCATCAGGCGGCATTAGACAAGTTCGTTAATAGAATCGCCTCGTTAGAAACAGCTATGCAATCTTTCAAAGATGCATCCAGCAAAACATTTACTGCTTTCATGGATTTCCTTGAAGCTGACCAGGAAACAGCGATCACTAATCCTAAACAGACTGTTTTCAGCGATGCGAAGGAAAAGAAAGATGCTGCAAAGAATAAGTTCCTGACAGCATACGGCAACTTCCAGAAAACTGTGAAGGAAAAGGCCGCTTCCTCAAAATAATTACCTCCTCAAAATAACCATTAAAAATTTCTCAGATGGGTTACGACGTTTCTGCCCTCAGTAATTATACGAAAGATAACAAGGACATCCTTGTTACCAGCTCTGTGTTTAATGCCAAAACACAAAGCCTGATTTCTCAACAGGGTAATGTTCTCACTGGTATCAAAAGCGCAGAAAGAATTGGCATCATGGATACTGACGCTGTATTCCAGGCAGGCGGTACATGCGGATTCAATGCGAGCGGTACCACCACTATTACTCAGCGCACCATTACCGTTGGCAAGATCAAGGTAAACGAATCATTGTGCCCGAAGACACTGGAAACAAAATACACTCAGTTGGCACTTGCCGCAGGTAGCCGGTATGAAAATATTCCTTTTGAACAGGACTACACTGATAAAAAGTCTGCACGTATTGCGGCTCAACTGGAGACAGCCATCTGGCAGGGTGATACCGCTAGCGGCAACGCAAATCTGAACAAGTTTGATGGCTTGATCAAACTGATTGACGCAGCTTCTGGTTCTGTGATTCACGCAAATAGCGCTACCTACACCAGCGGTGCCCCTTATGGCACTGGCACAGTGATCACAGGTGATGTAGCTCTTGCTATCGCCGATGGCATGTATGCCGCAATTCCTATGTCAATTATCGACAAAGACGATCTGCGCATCTTCTGTGGCTGGGATTTCTTTAAGGCATATGTTCTTGCTCTCAAGTACAAGAACCTCTACCATTTCTCTGGTGAAGACGACAAATCTGGCGAGTTGACCATCCCTGGTACATCATACACTCTAACCGCTGTACATGGACTGGACGGAACAAAACGCTTGTTTGCCTTCCGCATGTCAAACATTTACCTGGGAACAGATATGGAGAACGAGGAAGAGCGCTGGGAGATCTTCTTTGCTAAAGAAGCGGACGAGATCCGGTTTGTGGCAGAATGGAAGCTGGGCGTAAACTTCGCCATCCCTGATGAAATTGTAGAGTTCCACCTGGGCTAATAAATAACTGGCCGGCCAACACCGGCCTTTTTTCTAACTCTTAATTTTTTTACCATGGCCTGCAACCTTACGCAGAACATGACTATAGATTGCCGAGATTCAGTCGGAGGCGCTAAAGAAATTCTCTTTATCGAATTCGATAATGTCACGGCAATCACCGAAGCGAGCGGTGTAGTCACTACCATCACTGTCGCAACTGGGAAACAGTTTCGCCGTTACCAGGTGCCAAAAGAAACGTCCTTTTTTACTGAGGCACTTAATAGTTCTGTACCAAACGGCACTATTTTTTACCAGCAGGAGCTTACTGTTGTCCTCAATAAGATGCAGGCGAACACCCGGAATGAAATACAACTGCTTGCCCAGAATCGCCTATTAGCCATTGTGCTTGATCTTAATGGTAAATATTGGCTTTTAGGGAAGGAGAGAGCATTAGATGCTACGGCTGGCGAAGGCGGCACAGGTACGGCTACAGGTGACCGCAACGGATACACACGAACTTTCACCGGGATGGAACGGTTTATGGCTCCTGAAGTTCAATCTTCAATTATCGCAGGGCTACTTACCCCAGCAAGTTAACCATATCCTCAATAGTTAGAAATAGCCTGGAAGTTCCAGGCTATTTTTTTTGAAAAAAATCTGTGATTCTGATATATAGTAGTGATGGTAATTCTAAAACGAAATGAATCTGGTGTAATGGTGGTGACTGCATCTGAGAATGCAACACTTCATCCTACTGAATATTATATCAGTTTCATTAATGACATTACCAAAAAAGAAATAGTAATAGAGAATGCGCAGGATACAAGCGATTATCCTGATCGGTATAATCAATTCATTGTAGATATCTCTCTATTTGATGGTGCCGACAATGGATTTTGGACTTACAGGGTTACCGATCAGGAAGACAATCTTTTAGAGATTGGTAAAATGAAGCTGGAAGGAGAGAAGGTACTACCATTTCAATATAATGGAGCTTCAATAGAATATAAAACATATGGCGAATAAAGATTTGAAAACAACAGAACTCGGCAGCGGCTTGATATTGTTGCATTTTGAGGATGCTGCACAACCTGTGTTTGTAGAAAAGAAAGGTAAGCCTTATGTTTTCTATGGAGAAAAGAATGATTACCCTAACTATCTCCTTTACCTATATAATAATTCAGCGAAGCATAGCGCTATCATTAATGGCAAGGTGGATTATATCTGTGGTAAAGGATGGGCATATGACAAAGAAAGCACCCCAATTGATCAGCAACATCTTATAGATTCCTTGTTGATAAAAGCTAACGCACAGTGCGAATCACTTAATGAGGTTACTGAGAAGATTGCTCTTGATATGGAGATATTTAATGGTGCATATCTTCAGGTAGTTTGGAATCTTCTGGGTGAAGTTGCAAGCGTATATCACGTTGACTATACGACTGTTAGAAGTAATAAAGATAATTCTGTTTTTTACGTGTCTGATGAATGGGTAAAGTATAATCCTGACGGATCCTTCAGATATAATCACAACCCTATATACAAAGATTTTAACGCTTTTAATGCTAACACAAAAGAGGGTACTCAAATTCTTTATATCAAAAAATACCATCCAGGTATAGATATATATACTTTACCAAGCTATCGTGGATCAATCACCTGGATCGAAGTGGACATTGAAATAGGTAATTATCATTTGAATAATGTGAAAGGAGGTTTCTTTGTCAATAAGCTAATCAACTTTAATAATGGGAAGCCATCGCCAGAGGAGCAATTGAAGATTGAAAAAATGTTTGATGCAAAGTTTGGAGGTGTTCGTGGCAGGAAGTATATGTTGGCTTTTAATAATGATGCTACTAAGGCTGCAACTGTGCTGGACTTAAATGTCACGGAATCAGACAAGTTATTTGATCAGCTCAACAAAACTACCCAGCAGGAAATATTTACTGGACATCGTATCACTAGCCCTATTCTTTTTGGTATCAAAACCGAGGGGCAATTAGGTGGGCGAACTGAAATCCGTGAAGCGTATGAGGTGTTTCAGAATACCTACGTAAACGGCCGTCAGCAATGGCTGGAAAAAGTGGTTAGACTCATAGCTTCGTACCGATCTATTAATGTTCCGTTGACTATTCAGCGAACAGAACCTATTGGATTTGAGTTTGATGCGGCGACGATAGCGCAGAATCTTTCACGTGAAGAAATCAGAGATTTCATAGCGGATAAACTGTCTATTAAGTTACAACCAGACGCCCCTGCACCGTCAGCCACTCCGCAATTACATAACCATCAATTTACTGAAGAAGAAGATGACCGTGATTTCGAAGTGTTTTCCCAATTTGGGATAGCGAAAACTGAGCGTGTCATTCTGAAGTCAAAGAGAGTTGGGTTTTCTTCCGATGAAGAAGAAAAAACTTATTTCGCTGATGAGACGAAAAGCATGACTAATCTAGAGGCAAACATTTTAGAGCTTCTTGGGAAGGATCCATACACCACTCAACAAATTATTGCAGAGACTCTCAATATTGATGTGACAGTAGTCAATAATGTACTAAATGTCTTAGAATCACAGGGGCAGATTGTTGTTACTCGTGAATTGAATAATGGAGATGAGACGATCAAAAGAGTACCTGTTAAAAAAGCAACAAAAGAGGCTACAAAAAAGAAGCCATTCACAAAAGCTATTGAGGTAATGTATTCCTATGAGGGGCCATATGACAATCGTAACAGGGCATTTTGCCACAAAATGATGGAGCTGAACAGGTTGTATTCCAGATTTGATATTGAACAAATCAGTGATAAACTGGGATACTCTGTTTGGGCACGCAGAGGAGGCTGGTATACTCAGCCATCAGGAGTGCACCGGGCATATTGTCGGCATCACTGGGAAGCACATGTTGTAATTGATAAAAAGGTGGTCAATAATCTTAATTAGAAATGAGCAGGAACATTTTATTCATATCAGAACAGAAGCTCAAGGATAGCAGTATGCTATCTGAGAATGTAGATCCAAAGCATCTTCTGCCTATCGTTAAAGTAGTTCAAGATCGCTTTATCCTTCCTATGCTGGGTACAAATCTATATGCTAAGCTGCAGGATATGGTGTCTTCTGATACTGTAACAGGGGATTATAAAACCTTGCTGGATGAATACATAACAGACGCTCAGGTCTGGTACACCCTGGCAGAATTGCCTATTAGCATTCAGTACAAATTGATCAATAAAGGTGTCGTGATCAGAACAGGAGAGGCTATTCAAACTGTGTCTTTCAGTGATGTTCAAAGCCTCATGGATAATTTTCGCATCAATGCCAAATTCTATGCTCAGAGGGCAATCGACTACCTATGTGAAAATCAAACATTATTCCCTGAATACATAAATCCAGGGAACGGAAGCGACATTATTCATCCGGATCAGACCCAGTACGAGTGTGGAATATTTCTCGGTGGACAATGCAGGGAAGATACACGCTCCTTTGAAGAGAGATATCAGGGTAATAGTTATCGTAAACCATGGTAATATGGCCTATAAGAAAAACGAAAAAAAGTTACTGGAATACTTGCAAAAAATAGGGAGACAGCATGACACTAAACAATCTGATAAGCCTACTAAAAAAGTACGCCCAAAACCATCTTCAAATTAATGGTTTTGGATCAGGTGACCTATCAGATCTGGGAGCTTCAAAAGATATCGAGTTGCCTGTTATGTGGGTCTCATATCCTACTGGAAGATATTCACAAAATCAGATGTACTACAACCTGACATTCTTTTTTGCTGATCAGATTTTTGGCGATAAAAGAAACGAACTGGAGGTGCAGAGTGACATGTTATCTATTGCACTTGACTCTTTCGCGTTTCTGAGGGATAATCCTGATTTTGCCTTCCAGGTAGACGCTGATGCAACAATTGATTTTTTTACCGAACGATTTGGTGAACTCACCTCCGGCTGTGCGCTGAGTTTTACACTTCGTGATCCAAAACCGCTAGACAGATGCGTAATTCCATTCGACTGATTATTTTATTTCTTCTTCTTTCTTTCTCTGCTTTTTCGCAGTGGAGACTAAGCCCCTACAACTTTGAGTATTATGGATTGAAGGTTGACGGACCTTTCATTCTTCCAAGTTTTATCTCTGACCCTCTTTTGTTGGAGGATGGGGCACTTAGATACAATGGATCTGATGTTCAAGTTAGGAAGGACGGAGTTTGGGTTACGATGCCAACTTCAGTAATACTGAATCAGTACATATCCAAACAAAATGCTAATGCTTGGTTTAATAAGCTAAGGGTTGATTCTTTTAGTATAGGTAAAAATCCCCAGTATAAATTCGACCTATACGGTAATAATAGCATCATGCGCTGGGAAGAACAGCGCCTGGCTTTAGCGTGGGATACAGCATTCAGAAAAAATACATTGATAGGATATGATGCTGGGAAAACCACTAATACCTATCAGCAGAGCCTTGCTATGGGTTACCAGGCAGCATATAATAATACAGGCTCTTACGGCACCTTTCTCGGGTACCAGGCCGGCGTTAATAATAATGGTAATTACAATACATCTATCGGTATAGGGGCATTAGCCGCTGTAAGAGGCGACAATAATACTGCTGTTGGAAGTTACGCAGGATTGACGAGCGACAGTGCAGATAACACTTTTATCGGTGTTAGGGCCGGAAGAGAAGCCTATTCATACAGATCTACTTTTATAGGTTCTAATAGCTCGATTAATGCTTACGACGCTGCCCAGTCTGTACCGAATTCAGAGTATTCCACAGTAACAACCATGGCTATCTCTGGCACAAACGCCTCAGCAATAATTACTGCTGCCGGGTTGAGTGATGGAGATCGCAGGGCCGCGAAAATAATATTCAATAGCCCTTATCCTGTGAGCATCACCGGTGATACTATTAAAGTTGTTTCTTCGAAAGTATTAGTAAGCTCTGGCACTCTCATTTTTGTGAACGGACCCGCTATATCCGCCGGTACACCAGGTACAGGAGGAAGCACTGTTTATTTAACAGCGAAGACTACGAATAGCCAGGTATTCGGATACAACGCTACAGCCGATGCGAGTAACCAGGCGGTTGTCGGTGATACGAATATCACTCAGCTAAAAACAGGGCGAGCTCGGTTTGATGTCTCCACTCAGGGTACAAATGGGCAGGTATTGCAAAGCAATGGCACAGCATACACTCCTGTTACACTCTCCTTCGCATCTGATAGTACTGTTACTCTGACTGTTGATAATATCGCTGCCTTGAGGGCAAATAATTTCTATTCATATCCTAAAAGGAAGACAGTATTTGTAAAGGGATATTATTCTTCTGGCGATGATGGTGGTGGCTGGTTTTATTGGGATGAAACAAGTACTGGTACAGACGATGGAGGAGTGACTATAAATCCTACAGCGAATGCGGGCACCGGAAGATGGGTAAGATTTGTAAACAACAAAACTGTATTGGTAAAACAATATGGTGCCAAAGGTGATAGGATCACGGATGATATAGTAGCCATCAGGGCAGCCGCTGCGTATGTAGGATCACTGAAAGGCGGTACTGTTTTATTCACGAATGGTGAGTATACTGTAAGCGATTCAATTCGTAGCGAATCTGCTAACATGCGATTTGTCGGAGATAAAAACGCGACTATTGTTTATGGGGGCTCGAATAGAATAGGTATTGTGATAAGGCACGACTCATGCGAGGTTTCTGGATTAAGATTTACCACTGAAAGCACAACTGTAAATCCCATTGTAGGAGCTATTTTTTTACAAGGCGCAAGTCATTGCAAAATATTGAACAATGTTATTACTGGCGCATCAGGACATGGAATTGCATTGTTCTCAGGAGGTAGTTTTCACAATAATAATACTGTCAGATATGCTGCTGGATGTAATTATAATCTTATTGAGGGGAATACGATTGTCAAGATGAGAAATGGAGCAAATGATAATTCAGATTATTCAGGAATTATTGTAGGGTATTCTTCCCCAACTGGTGATACTGGTAATATTATTACAAACAACTTTCTACATGGTGATTTTAACTCAGGCCATGGAATTGCACTGATCGGTTCTGTCTCAAAGAATACCGTTTCTAACAATGTGATAAAAGCTTTTAGACAATACGGTATAATAATATACAAAACGGCAACAATTCCTGATTATGTATCACAGCATAATAAAATCGTCAATAATACCATAGATTCAATCGGAGTTCTAAGCGGATCCACTCTGAAAGGAATGGGAATATATCTTCAGAAAGGAGAGAAAACCATTGTAGTAAATAACAATATTCATAGGGTTCTTATTGGTGCCTCAGGTGGAACTTTGGCTCAATCTGGGATCGCCTTAAATAACTCTAACTGGTGCATCATAGATAATAATAAAGTAGACAGTATAGTAACAAATTATCCTGGAATTAGAATCAACAACTCATTCTATTGTAATGTACAAAACAACATCATTACAGATGCTTATCAGGGAGTTTATTGTGATAAATCTTCTTATATTAAAATTGAGGGGAATTCAATTGTTAATAGCCGTAATCAAGGGTTGCTTTTAAGACCTGATACATCAGCATATACAAATGGAGCAGGGTTTGCTAGTATTCCTACTGGAGTGGGAATTAATATAATAAACAATACAATTACTTCTGGTAGTACAGGCATTGATTATTCAGGTGTTACAGCATCTATTGCAACAAATAATATAATATCAGGCAATAACATTACCTCTACTGGATCAGGGATGCTCATCACATTCCTTAAAAAGTCAAAGATTTCTGACAATATTATCAGCGGATCTGGCGCCGGTAATGCTCTGCAAATTGGTAGTTCAAGCGATAGTAATATAGTTTGTAACAACTATATATACAAAACGAATGGTAGTGGTGGTACCTATTCTTTTGGTATCAGTGATACTGGGCCAAATGATAATGTGTACAACAACAAGATATTCAATTCAAGTACACGCATCTCATTTAATGGAACAACTTTTCTCCCAGATCCGAGAATGTTATTTGGCACAGCTGCGCCGACAGCTGGTACATGGGCGGTTGGTGATCGCGTGTATAATAGCGGAGTTACAACAACATCAAATTTAGGGTGGGTATGTACAAGTGCTGGCAGCCCTGGCACGTGGACAGCGTTCGGGGCACCATTCACTAATATATTCAATACATCTAGCTACATAACTGCTAATAGAACACTCACTGGGCGTAATAATCAATTCGGATTAACATTAGACTCAATGTTATATGTTATCCTTGCATCCAGATCTACTACCTCAGATAGTTCTGCTCAGTTTAGCGTTTCTCCTGGTTCAACTCAAATGGCTGCTTTTGTAACATCTACAGGTAGACAAAGTCAAATTAAGGCTGGGGCTGTAGTGGGTGGAAACAACATTCAATTATTTAACACGGTAACAAACACAGGGTTGAATATTGACTCAGCAAATAATGTTGGAATCGGCACAACGGCTCCAAGTGTCAAACTTGATGTTGTTGGAAGTGTTAGAGCAAATCACTTGTTGGGAACCGGTACTCCTACAGTTGCAATCGGCAGCGACTTCACAGGTACAGCTTCAGTCAGCGGAAATGATATTGCCGGTACTGTTACAGTTACAATCACAGGTTCTACAAGCTATCCTACATTAGCGGCATATTTCCAGTTGAACTTTTCCACATCTTATGCCAGCGCGCCAACGGTAGTATTTGTGCCGGCCAACTCACAAACAGCTGTCTTAACAGGCACATATTTAAAGCTGCCTACAACAAGCAGCTTTCAAATTGCTTCCGCTGCTGCAGGAACATCACCTGGTTCTGCGACCTACGTTTGGAATTATCATGTGATTCAATAAAGTATTTAAATCATAATCTATGGCAGATAACAAATTTGGGCTAGATCAACTTACAAATCAAACCCCCAAATGGGCTAAATGGATGTTTCGTGTAGTTTTTGCTGTCACCACTGCACTCACTGCATGGATAGCAGCGACGAATCTTTTCCCACAATCAACTAAGTATGAGATTACGCTTGCTCTGAAATTGCTCATTGACCCAGTAGTTTATGCTTTAAGTAAAATGTTTGGGGTTTCAGTAAAAGATGAGGAACAATGACACCAGAACAAAACATAGAACGGATGGAAGAGAACTTGGAAAAGGTTACGGAGGATCTCGGGGAAATGAAGGGAGAGCTTGCCGAGATGAAGGGCGTAATGCACCAGGTCAAAGAGGCTATTATGGGCAATCCTGTGTCTGGTGATGGTGGCCTGGCGGGTAGGATCAAGAAGCTGGAAGATCGCGTGTCGGAATATGATCGCCTTAAATGGTGGATAATCGGGTTGGCAACCAGCGCTGGATTTAGTGTCGGCGAGCTTATTGACAAATTCACAAAACATTGAATGCAATGAGAGTTTTTATTTATGTGCTGTTCTTTTCTTTGATAGTTGGCGCCTGCCGATTCCCGGAGAAGACAGCGGCACGAAAAGCGGCTAAAGAAGCTGAAGCTAGACAGAAAGAAATGGTGCTGCTGCAGAAAGTCAGGGAGGCATTACCATGCGTGCCTGTGCAGCCATTACGGCTTGGTATTACTCAATACCTGCCAGGGGAGAAGGTGCCCTGCAATGGCAAGGATAGTGCTAAATGCCCGGGCCAGAAAGTCAGGATTGACACACTACCTGTTTTAGACCGGGCAGCCTTAAAAGCGATTAGAGATAGCCTTGCAGATGCCAATATCAAATGCGATAAACTGCTGGATTTATGTACATCCGAAGCGAAGAAGAACGAGCGGCTGCAGGTTGCGTTGAATACTTCTGATAGTGAAAAAGCTGATTGGAAGAAACGCGCCTTGTTGACATGGATCGGGATCGGCTTGGTAGTAGGTGGTGGTATTTTTTCAAAGATTAAAGGATTCATTTGATATGAAAAACGCATATCCAGAGAAACCGCTGGTTCCCTACCAAAGGACAACAGTAGAAATGGCAAAGGTGGTTGCTTATTTGAAGAATGCGAATATCCCTGTGGAGGTAAAGCGCTCAACATACATTGTGTTTAGGAACGAAAGCTACAATGGCAAATCAGGAGTAAACAATAATTTCGGCGGCATCCAGGTAGACAGCACTCGGTGGCCAGCTAAATATGATCACCTGATCATCGGTGTGGTCTCCAAAGCTGAGAACGGAACCGGTAAAGGAAGACTATTTGCCGCCTTCGCCAGCCCGGAATTATTCCTGGAGATGCTTTCAGATCGGCTGAAGGATCGCGGTATTTATGTGGGTGGTGATACATACAGAGTTGTTAAAGCTCACGTGGATACCCCTGAAGAACTTGCCCTGATCTATAAACGCGAGTGGGTAACAGGCGATAAGGATGCTATTCTCACAGAGACTGAGCAGAATAATTTCCTGTCTATGTATAACCAGGCAGCCAAGCTGTTCACATAAAATATAGCCGATCGACTATATTTCTCTACTACCCTCTATTGCTGCTCTATCTAGCAACACACCCAAATCCCTTAGGTAGATCTCTGTCTCAGATGGTGATTTGTGTCGCAGCAATATCATTATTTGAAGAGTGGTCTTCCCTGCCATTGCCAAGTGGATTGCCCTGGTGTGTTTAAAAGCATAGAGGGTATATCTGTCATTCAGCCCTATTTTATCTCTGAATGGCCTGAATCGCATAGAGTAGAAATTAGCAGATGCAGGTGTTGGACCAGGCTTGCCGCAGTTGCCGAAGATGTAATATTCTGCCGGTAGCTTGTCGTAGCCCTGTGAAATAAAATGCGCTTTTAATATTGGGTCAAGAGGTATATAATCATCTCTCCGACCCTTCGCATCATCTGCATCAATTTTTATCAAATCTCGATCATAAAGCACCCATCCCGCCTTGACTGCTATCATTTCCGATTTAGCGCGTATACAGGCATAGTAGCTGGTAAGTATCAGCCCCTCCATATATACATCCTTTTCATTCCTTACAGCCTTCAATATATCTTTTAATTGCTCATCATCATATGCAGCGTGTTTACGTGTGACCGTCTCCCGGGTAGGAGCACCTTCAATCGGGTTCTTTTCAATCACACCATGAATATTGAGCGCCAGCAGATTCAAGAATGCGTGTAAGGTAGTGAGGTAGTTGTTATAGGTTTTTCCACCCCATTCCCTTTTAACCTCTTGCTCACGTAGAAACCTTAGTAGTAGATCCGCAGTAAGGTCACGAGCCTTAATAAGCAGCAGTTTTTGATCATTCATCCATTCCAGAAATAATCCTAATTGATCTTTGTATCTTGTGACGGTAGAATTAGCTTTCTTTTCCTGTTTCTTTTGATCAATAAAGAACCTATAAGCCTGGATAACAGTGTAGTTCGGCCGTAATGAAACAGAGTTCAGTAATGCATTCTGAGCAGCTTTTTGTAGCTGCTGTTCTTCAATCAGTTTTTCCTCTTCGGCAAAAGGAGAATAGCCCGATGCAAGCGCCAGGTTAACAGAATCACGAAGCATAATCGCATATGCAATCTTCTCATTGCCTGACTTGCGATTGATGTCTTCGTAAACTCTGAATGGTTCTTTGCGAAAAGTGAATGGGTTGATGTACCTGTATATGACATACCATTTGTCGACACTCAGGTCGAGTGTACTGGGATAAATTACTGCAGGGGAATACTTTACACTAGCCATATGCATAAATTTTTTCTTTTTAGCAATGACCCCTGAGCGACCCCCGTTACTTCGATGAAACAACGAAACCCGCTCTGGGAGCGGGTTAGTTAGTGTAATGTGCGGAAGAGGAGATTCGAACTCCCAAGCCCTTTCAGGCACTACCACCTCAAAGTAGCGCGTCTACCAATTTCGCCACCTCCGCATCTTTGAAGGAGTGCAAATATATAATCTTTTTAAAAACCAACAAATTTAATTACAACTTTTTCTGCCGAACCCGCCATTTTTATTTCCTCAACCATATCCTAAACGTCGTTCCCTTCCCTAATTCCGACCACTTCACCGTCAACCGCCCCTTATGATACTCATCTATGATCCGCTTTGCCAAAGACAAGCCCAGGCCCCACCCACGCTTCTTGGTACTAAATCCAGGCTTAAACACTTTCTCAAAATTTGCCTTTGGAATCCCCTTTCCCGTATCTGTAATATCGATAATGATATGTGCAGGATGACTCTCAATAAAAATATCGATACTACCCTTCCCCTCCATCGCATCCAGGGCATTCTTCAACAAATTCTCAATCACCCAGTCAAACAACGAAGGCGAAATCATCGCCGGCATCTCCCGCTCCTGTGTATGCATATTGAATACCACCTTCTGCGGCGCCCTCTTTTTAATATACTGCATCATATTGCTCACCTGCAATATCACATCCTTCTCCTCCAGCTGCGGCACACTTCCAATCTTGGAAAATCGCTCTGTAATCAGTTTCAGCCTGTCCACATCCTTCGTCAGCTCCGTTGCCATCAGTTCATTGCCTTCCGTTTCCTTGAGTAACTCAATCCATGCTTCTATAGAAGAGAGGGGAGTACCCAACTGGTGAGCCGTCTCCTTCGCCATCCCAACCCAGACAAGATTCTGGACCGCTCTGTTAGATGATGACAAGGCTATCAGCATGATACTCACAAACAAAGCCACCACCATCAATTGTATATAGGGATAATAACGAACCTGCTTGAGGATCAGCGAATCACCATAATAAATGTAGTTATACAGATTATTCCGTGCATCGATCTCCATAATAAATGGACGGTGTTGCTTCCTGAATGTAGTCAACTCATCTTCAATGTATTGTGGGTCATGTGAAATCCGCACTGTATCCAGGTTACGTGAATCAATGATGTGCCCCTCCCGATCCGTAATGATCACAGGGATCGTTGTATTATTGGTGATGATCTCCACTGCCAGGTTCAGGTTCGCCTCATCAGGCGCCTGTAATAACTCTCTGTTAGCCGCCACCCAGGTAGCCACTTTACGGGTTTCTTCATCTTCGATCTTGCGTGCCAGACTGCTTACATACCAGATCGTACCCACGATAATGAGTACTGCGGCACCAACCAGCAGGAATTTCCAGCCTATGAACTGTTTGAACATATGAGGATCGAATTTAAGCAATAAGCGCAAAATGTTTGAGCAATAAGCACAAAATGCCCCTTACACACTTACGTATTTTTCGCATATTTGCAACGCTAAATATATTTCTCACGTATAATACTGAATCTATTGTCTGGAACACCATCGGTAGCAGTTGTCATCCTGAATTGGAACGGACGTAAGTTTCTGGAAGATTTTCTGCCTTCCGTATGTAGGTCAACTTATGAGAACCTGCAGTTGTACGTAGCAGACAATGCTTCCACGGATGATAGCGTGGCTTATGTACGCGAGTATTTTCCCGCTGTAAAAATTATTCAGAATCCTACCAATAATGGCTTTGCCGGGGGCTATAACGAAGCCCTGCAGCATGTGAAGGCGGATATCTATGTATTATTGAACCAGGATGTGGAAGTA